ATATAAATTTCCATAAAAAAAAGGGAGGCCGAAGCCTCCCCTTAAGGTTTAGACTATCCTTAATTATTAAGCAAGGATATTGTCTACGCGGAAAATTCTGTAATAAGTGTTAGTCTTAACAGAAGCTAGTCCGTCTGATGGCGAAGTGCCAACGAAAGGATTGGAAGCCATACCATATCTGGTTTTGAATCCAATTTTTGGTTGGAATGTGTTTTCACCAACCGCTCTTACCATTGTAAGAGGTACGTAAGGACAATAGAACAATCCAGCATCATATGCGTTTGTTCCTTTATAACCTACAGTACAATAATCAACGTTCGCATAAGGATCAATGTAAACCTTTGTGCGTCCGTTAAGTGTGCCGGCAAAAGTACTACCTGTGTCATCAACATTTAAGTTGGTTGACATTGCAGGAGTATAGTCCAACATTCCGGAAGCTGCAAGAGCAGAAGCTACATCAGAAGAAGTAACGATGAAGTTACCTTTACCTCTACGTGTCTCTTTTGCAATGATATTGGCTTCTCTTTCGATCTGAACAATCAGACCTTTGAACTTCTCAACTGACCATCTACCATCAGCATCTGAGGTCAAGTTAAACACACCATTAACGGCAGTGTTTGCTTGAAGAGCACCAGTTTTAGCCTGAGAGTTGATAGTTCTAATAACCTCACGGTTAATTTCAGCAAGAATTTCAGTAGAAAGAATATTCGCCAATTCAGTTTCAGCATCCAAACCATGGATAGCTTTAAGATCCTGCGCCAATTCCATGGAGTATTCAGCTTTAAGAGCTCTAGACTTTGCAGTCACAGTAGCTTTCTCAATAGTGAATCCCATTTCTTGGAAAACAGAACCAGCAGTTGAACCAAGAGCTTCAGCCTTATCAGTAGGCATACCACCGGCCATGATATTCGTAAGTCTATCAGAGTCGATTGTATTTGGGCTGTTAGCATTGGTTACGTTAAGACCTGACGCGTTGTCAGAGTCATGAGTTCCACCAGAGTCACCGGAGAACTTAGTTTCAGCTTCATTGAAGAGAGCTTCACGGTTGGAAGTAGATCCACCTTGATATCTCGACTTCATTGCAAAGATAAGACCAGTTGGTCCTGTCATTGGCTGAACACCAGCAACGTCATAAGCCATGAGATTAGGCATAGCTCTTCGTACTAGTGAAATAAGAACCGGATCCCAATTAGAAGCAGAGCCGATTGCGTTAGCAGGAGCTCCAGTTGCCTCTTCGAGGTAGTTCGCTTGGCCACGCTCTTCGCGTAGAGCCATTTCTTGGTTTTCAAGAACAGCAGCAGTAACTGCTTTCTTGTGGTGATCAGTGATCTTGCCCGCAGATTCTTCGTTAAGAACCGGAGCCCACTTTTCAATTAATTTATCGTAAGACTGTTGCATTGGGTCCTCCCTTTATTTTGCAGATTTACGGATTGCAGTTAAGTAGGTGTTCATGACATCAGTAGTAGCTTCAACAACACCGTCTTCGTCGGTTTCATCAACTTCTACAACAACGTCCTGAGACTTGTCAGATTTGAAATATTGTTCTTTAACAGTTTTTACTTTATCAGCAAATGTTTCTGCATCGAAGTCAATTTCATCGGTTAGCTTTTTAAGCTTTTCAACCTGAGTTTCTGCTAAATCAGCAGCAGCTTCACGAATAATCGATTCACGCTTATAATTTTCCAGCTCCTCAGAGGTTTGAATTGCCTGCTCGGTTTGCTTATTGAGTTTTTCTTCCAACTCAGCAACTTGCTCGGCAAGGTCGTCAACTAGGTCAACTTTTTCCTCAGGTACTTCAATATAAGACTCCTTAAACAAATCTTTAAGATTGTTCATGAAACCTTCAGCAATTTCAGTTCTGAGACCAGTTTGAATGGCAACTTTATTATCTTCCATCCATTGTTCAACCACATAGTTTAGGTAGCTATCAACTTTTTCAACCATTTCCTTCTTTTGAGTTTCCATGGCTTCATCAAGTTCATTGCGATAGTTTTCTTCTAAAGTTTCTACTTCTTCAGAAATTTTAGACTTAATTGCAACATCAAAAATTGTCGCAGCCTTAGACTTAAATTCATCAGAAAGAGTTGCTTCACTTTCGACAAGAGCATTAAGATCTTCTTCGAAATCATAGCTATCTTTCATAGATGTCTTTTGAGACATAACAGATTTTTTACCGTGAGATCCTTCACCTTTCATCATGTCTTCAATGTCGGACATAATTTTGCCATAGTTGGCAGAAAGATGATCTTTCTTCATGGAATTAATTTTCTGATACATCGCATTGACCATACCAGCCTTAGTCTTTGGTGGCGTTGCTTTTGGTGCAGCGTCATCAGCCTTTTGATTTTGCGCAACTGCCTGATCGGCAGCATTAGCAGGATCGAAAGTAGCTTTCTCCTCCATTGCTTCGTTCTCGTCAGCTTTGGGATCGATTACTTCTTCCAGATCGTTTTGTATTTGATCGTCAGACATACGATTCTCCCTTATAAAGATTGTTTGAGTAACGAGAGGAAATTCTTGAACTCACGCTGCTGAATCGCTGGGCGATTACTTTTCGACGCTTGTTTAATTTCAGTCTCTATCTTTTCAATGACCTGAGATTCTAGGATTCCATTATTCCATACCCATTCGACACCTTCCATAATTCCATTAACGAATGCTTGTGGTGCTGATGGATCTTGTACGATGTCAACCGTATTAAGAATATAATCGTCTTTGACGACCATCATGTCTCCTTGTTTCTGCAGGCTACCCATTCCACGAGTTGAAACACCCAATTGAACTCCTCCGTCAAGTAAACCTTCTACAATTTTCCCCATTGGAGTTGGCAATATAGATGCCTTTCCCACAACATTATTACCTTCAAAACGCATGTCAGTAATTATGTGTGAAACCTTGTCTAAATTAACAGTCGGCCCGTCAGGGTGGTTTAATTCTCCAACTGCTCTTTTAGATTTAACTTGTTCCGTAACGTATTTATTTACAGCCTTTTCCATAATCGGCTTTGGATACATACGTCCGTTTCTATTCTTTTCTTCCGCTTGTGCAAATACGCCTTCGATGACATACTTCTTTTTGCCACTCTCTTTGTCTTCAGTGATCGTAGCTTTAAGCTCGTTTTCTACGTATTCGCTTATAAGTTTCATTTATTATCCCTTTGCTTGTTTCACAAATTCATCACCAGCTTTTTTGGCGGTGTTTAAATTTGGAAAATCATCGAGTTTGTCGCCATCGATGTATAAAACAAATTTGCCTTTTTCTTTATGAACCATTACTTCCACCCCACTAATTTTTTTATCATAAACATGATCTCCGGGTGGCATTCCTTTTTTCTTAGCTTCTCTAAGCTGCTTGAACTTTTTCATCTTCTACTTCATCTTCTGATTCGGATTCTTCCTCTCCTGATTCCTCTTCAGAATCACTTCCGTCAGACGTTCCCTCGTCTTCGTTATCCTCTTCTTCAGTATCTGCAATCTCTTCTGGTTCAACGTCGCTTGGTAGTCCGTCATCTTTTTCCTCAGGATCACCATTAAAAATTTGTCCTGCTAATTTCACTTTTTCTTTATCCAAAGCATTAGTTACTTTAGCATTCATCATATCATCGAAAATGACTTGTGCCTTAGCAAAATCTTTTCCGTTAACGTTTTGAATAAATGTTGTTAAATCCATACTCTATATTCCTTTTGATATTATTTATAAAAAATTAGTTTTCAACTCATGATTAGTTATATTGGTGCTACTCCCATATTCTTAAGATCTTGCTCTTGTGAGGTTTCACAACCACAATCAGTACCGCATTGACAATTAGTACCATCGCATCCTTCTTTTCCACATAAGCACTTAGTAGCAGGCTTATCTTTTATATGTTTATCAGCTAAATGTAAGATATCTAAATAATTTGGATCAAGGCTCATAGTACTGTTCCTCCGCTTTCTTTATGTTTTCTTTTAAATTGCATACTTTCTCCACTAACTCGTCATAACACTGTCTGTCAGTCTTTTTTCCTGACTCTTCAATCGCAGCCATATAGGCTTTTATTAATGGTTGGAATGGTTCTCTAAGCTTCAGGGGGTGGTGCTTCGGAATCGTCTTGTGGCTCATCGCCAGACTCAGGTGGCTCATCAGGGTCAACTCCCATAGTCTTAATGTCGTCGTCAGTGAATTGTAATACATTCTTCATTACCCATTCTTTGGAGAAATAGCCATCTTCATCGGGTCTAGATACATAATCATTTATGTCGTTCAACGCCTGTAGCCTTTCTCTCATGATTTCCATATTTTTAAGCTCAGCAAAATGGTTATCCCTTAGATAGTTAACCATAATGTCATTTTTCCAAGCATTCCAATCCTCTTCGGTTACAATGCCTTTCATAAGTAATTGTTTACGTAAAATTTCAAGGAAAAGATGAGAAAATCTCATTCTTAAACGATCGATAAACTTTTGAAATTTTAACTCATCGCGATTGATTTCTGTAGATCTACCAATAGCAAATGATGGTGACTCTTGTTCAAGCCTATTTAAAGGAACATTTAATGAACGATATAATCTTTTTTGAAAATAAATTATGTCTTCAATTTGACCAAGATTTTCACCTCCTGGCAAGGTAGAAATTTCTGTTCCTCTTCCACCTTCTCTACGTGGCAACCAAAAATCTTCAAGCATAGACATATGCTTTCTATCATCTTTAAGTTGACCAGTGTCTGCATCATAAACGAGTTTATTACGATAACGAGCCATAATATCTTTAAGATATTGTTCAGCCTTTCCTCGAGGCAAGTTACCTACGTCTATATAAAAAATTCTTCGCTCGGGCGCGCGGGACAGGCGATAAATGACTAATGAATCTTCCATCATTCTCAATTGATTTACTGGCTTTAAAGCCTTATGCAAATGAGAAAGAACTTTTTTTCTGGAAGGATCTAAAAGACCCGATGTGACATAACTTATCGCATCTGCCGAAAGCTTTAATCCTTGTGCCTGTGACCCAGGCTTTTCTTGAAAGATATAAAACTCATCCACCTTTTCAATTAAAGATGCACCAGTTTTAGGATCTTTTTTCTTTTTAACTTGTTTAACTTTTCTAATTTTAGCCGAATCAATAGGTCTTACTTCTTTAATGCCTGCTTTGAGATTTGCATCATCTACGACTAAGTGATGGTATAGTCTTCCATCAATATACCATTGTCTGAATAAGTCTTGACCACTCTCAGTAAAATTGAGCATGGCGACAACATTCGAGAATTCTTCTGTTATTTTATTTTTTATTGCTTTTGATACAGGTACATTATCTAATATCAAAGAAACAGGCTTTTCTTTTTCTGAAACTATAACTGCTTCATTTGTAAGATCTTCGATTGCCGCATCCACTTCTGGATGTGCTGCAATGCCTCTATACTTCATAATCAATTGGTGATTATCTTTAGTATCATCACCATCTAAATTCAAATATTGACCAAAGTGAGTCCCTGCAGCAGTGACAAATCCTGCGCCATCTTCGTCTTGTGGCGGAACTATAGATTTTAGTTTATCTTGAGTTTTAGCTCGCTTGATTTCAAAACCAAAAATCTTTACTCCACCCGGATTTTCTTCTGCCATAGTCTACCTCTTAAAATAGGGAGAGAGTTTATCCCTCTCCCTATAATTTATATGCTTCTTAAGTGGTGCTGTTTGAAGTCCAATATTGAACTTGGAATTCAACAGTGAATTCTTCGATAGCATCATTCGTCTCATATGAGAGATCGATAGCACTAACGTTAGTTGGAAAACAACCAGTTAGTTTATATTGCTTAATCGTATCACCGTTTTTATTTAACTGATCTACTAACAAGTCAGTAGAATAATCAGTCATTGAAACCAAGCCAGTATTTTGTGTATGTGCACCAATACCATTCATCCATCTTTCCATGGAATCTCTAATGACAAAGTCTGTGTCATTAATAATAGTAATGGTCCATGGTTCAAATGTCCTATCACCAGCAATTTGCAATTGTCTTCCTCTAAAAGGAACAACAATTGGTGCAATTATTGATGCGGGCAATTGAGCCGCTTTACACAAAAACGAAGTCACCTCAACGTCACCTTCGGCATAACCTGGGAAGTTTATTGTGCACTTAAATAGATTAGGTCGTGCACCACCACCTCGGATTTTCGATTTAAAATCGTCAACTCCTAGAACTGCCATTTACTCCTCCTTAGAATCCGATTCCAGCGATTTCCTCAAAGTCAACGCCGGTTCTCACTGCAACAAAGTTGAGTGTTACGAAGTTGATGGATCTCGCAGGTTTGATTAAAATATTCGCAATGAATTCATTGCGATCGATGACTGCTGCTGTGTTATTGGTTTCGTCGCATACCACTCTGAAATCTGTGATACCGCGTCTACCTTTAATTTCCCTAAGGAAAGGTTCAACCACACCAACAAATTCTGCTCTTGTAAATTCATCGTTAAATTCGAACATTACGTTTCGAGCAGCAAGAGCAATCGCTCTTTCAATGACAAGGAACAGTCTTCTTACGTTGATTCTGTCAAATGCAGAAGGTCTCGCAAGTTTTGTCTTATCACCGAAAAGCAATACACCTTGTCCGGGCAAGTTAGCAATTGGATTGATGCCTGCCTTATAAAGTGTGTCTCTTTCTGATTTAGTAGGTGTATAAGCAAGTGCAGTAATACCTAAGTATTGACCTCTTCTTGGACCAGCCGGTGAAAACCAAGGAGCAGCAACAAAATCAGTATTAGCCATAATACCCGCTGTTGAAGAAGCAGCTGGAATAAAAATGTACTGATCATTATACTTATCATAAATCTTCAAAAAGTTATTATCTACAATGAGATAACTTGAAGATGTGTAAGTATTAGCCGCAGCTACGGTATTCGTAACTGGTGAAGTGGTTGTAATAACATCTGCTACTGGAGGAGACGTTACAACAACACAGTCTTTTCTGGTAGTCTGTGCAATTGCTACAAGATTATTAGTAACAGTCGTTGAACTTGTTCTAGTAGATGCTCTCGGTGCAATCAAAAAGTCAACTTGGATCGTATCCTTATCGTTGAACTTAGTGTATCCTTCCAAGAACTTTCCTAGTCCGCCTGTTCCAACAAAGGTTGAATTTGCTCCGGAATCAAGTTTATAAGAATGAACATCCATAAGGCTAGCTTGAAGTGCGAAATTATCGCCTGAATCAATTTGAGTTCCTGCTGCAGCTTTAGAACCAGCAATTGCTTTACTAAAGTCGGAATCAAATCCAGCGTGCCATACGTATTCTGACCTACTATTAATTACATCTTTAATGTAATTTGAAGTTCCATCGTTACTTTTTGCATTCGAACCTAATGATAAGAATGAAAAAGTTTCAAGGACTGTATTTTTGGTTCCTGTAAAAGCTCCGTTTTTATCTAAGACTGCAACGTGGACTTCATCATTAGATGCTTTTGCTTTAGTAGCAAATTCTGATGTTCCGGGTGCTGCGTCAAAGTTGCCTCTATAAGACCATGTGTCAAAATCACTATCGCCAGTGCTAAATGGACAAATCTGTATTTCAAGACTGTTGCCTAAAGCGCCAGCATATTTTGCAATGAAGTTTCTGCCATCGGAATCTTGAGCCGCTGAAATTGTATTAAAGTGGTCTAAATCCCGGATTAGTGGTGCGTTTCCGCCACCAAATCCCGAACGAAATCCATTGTACGCGTTTTTTCCGTTACTATCTACAACACGAACTACCTGCAGAGCGTTCGTATATTTTAGAAAGTATGCTGCACTATGGAAATCGAAAGTATTTGTCGTGTCTGGAGTTCCAAACCTATCAACTAAAGTTGCTTCATTATCAACTTTAATAGGTTTTAAGACGGGTCCCCAGCTAAAATTACCTGCTATTGCTCCCGTTGAAGATGATACACTAGGCACTACGCCTGATAGGTCAATTTCTCGAACGGTAATTGCAGGAGACTCTGAAAATGCCATATCTTCTTCCTCTCGAGTTATTAATTATATGGTTTGCATAATACGTTTACTTTTCACTCAAAACTATTTATAAATAACTTGATTTAGACTTTCATATTGAGAACGATGATAATTACGGCAATAATGATTATTGCTGCAATTCCAAACATGGAAAGAGCAATTATAAGTGCTTCTGGAATCATTTAAAAGTTTTGATCTTTATGGTCAAGGGCCCAAGGTCTTTCTTCAGTAGGTCCTTCAATATGGTATTCCCCATCATCAATATGTCCAAATGGAACAATGTCATCTTCAATTTGTTTCATTTTATGTTTAAACATAAGCTGTTTAATATTAATATCTGTCATATCAGAAAAGTATTGTGTAGATATAAAGTAACCAAACATCACTAAATTCATAACTAAGTCATCGTGGTTTCCAGTAGATGCTTCAAATGATACTCCTTTTGATACAAAGGTTGATATTTCAAGGATTGTGTTTTCATCAGTGATATCTAATTTTTTATTTTCAAGCAAATCTTTAAGTGCAGAGCACCCAATTCTTTTTACTTTTCTATTCATTTCTACGCCAATTTGATCAGCTTTAAGAGCAGATCTTACATGTACATTTTCATATTCTAAATCATAATATAATCCAGTACAAACAATCCCTCCCTGATCATTAGCTTCAATAATTACATAAGCATCATTATAAGATTTCGCATACTTATAGATAATATTGGGGAAGAGTAAAGGAGAGATAGTGTTATTGCGATACACAGCAACCTGTTTAAACGGGCGAACGCTAATATCGATCAAATTAAAAGTAGAATAGTCCTGACCTCTTCCCTTACTCACATCCACCGTCATGACATAGTCATGATTCTTATAAGCTTCTTCATATATTAATACATCTCCACCTTCAAGATAATGTTGATGGTGTGAAGCTCTTAGTGATAGAAGTGTTTCTGCATTAATTAGTGTGTCACCAGTACCAAAGAATGTATTCCCAAATTCTTGATCAAATTGTAATTGACTGGTGTTTGCTATAGTAGTAGCTTTCCATTTGTCATCTCTGCCTGGGACGTCACCCCAATCAACTCTCATTGGTTTAAATTCATTAGTTTGTTGATTAGCACCTTCCCATATTTTATGAAATACGTTTCCTAATCCATTTGCAGTAGACGTTATTATAACTTTCGTATCTTCACCTGCTGATATCACAGGATATGTTGACGTATAAAATTCAGCAGCCTTTTCTACAAATGCGAATTCGTCGAGATAGAGTAAGCTAACAGATAAGCCACGGATTGAAGAACCACTAGTAGCACTAGCAATAATCCGTGAATTATTAGAGAACTCCAATGAACCTTTATTAAGCGCTCGGCATCCCGGTTGGAGGAAGAACGGTATGTTTTCCAACATAAGCGTAACCCTCGATAACATTTCACGTGCCACGGCACCTTTGTTCGCAAGGATTGCAACTGTTTTTTCTGGGTTAAAGAGTACATACCACAACAAATATGCGCACACAGATATTGATTTACCTGATTGACGACACGCTAAAACAATGCTAAATCGGTTATCAGTAAAGTGATTAAACATTTTCTCTTGATATGGATATAATTCGAATGGAACTAATCCTTCATCAAGTGAAACAATTTTTAAATGATTTTCGGCAAAATATACAGGATTGTTATAACACTTTTGGTACTCAAGTAATGAACCTTCAGTCCATTCTTGTTGTATACCATCTTTTTTTACATTTACGTTTCCTAAATATGATTCGGAAGTAGTTCTAGCCACTATCTTTTTCCTTAGGAGTTACATCAATAAGTTGCTCTTCCTTTTTATTTTGTTTTAATATACGTTGTAATTCTGTAGTAGATCCAATAAACAAATTATTATTAGTTACTTTTTTAGAACCTTCTTCGACATCAGCTTTCTTTTTATTTAAATCCATGAGCTTATCATTAGTATCTGTTACGCTTCGTAACATTTGCCCTAACACCTCAATAGCTCTAGGATGCTCTGTCTCTTCAGCAATTCTCATTGCTAAATCGAGACTGTCTTTTCCTTTTTCAATTAATTCTCTTAGATTATCTCTAGTGTATTCGTAATCTATTTGTAAATTATCTGAATCACGTTGCAATTGCTTCGCCATCACTATCACTCGCCAATTTTATCACTTCATTAAATCCAAAATCACTATCAGCAATTATATTGCTAGGATTTGGTGTTATAGTTTGTCTTTCTAATGCAAGGTCAGAATCTTGCAATCCTGCCCCCATATTGAAATATTTCATATCTGCTTTTGTAATAATATCCTGATCTGCAACTGGCCCATAAAAAAATACGTGCATTTCAAAATCCATACTATATTGTATTACTGTCCTTGAAGCCATGTCACCTTCATATTGATTTTCTAAACTTACACCTGTTAATATCAAAGGAACATCTTCTTTTATAGTAGCATAACTTGAAAACGGCTTTATTGTTATATTATATTGCGGTGCGAAATATGGTAAAATCTGTTCAACAATTTGCAATGCATCATCTTGTGTAGTTGCAAATGCTGATAAATTGAAATTCATAATATACGGCACAGACACATTAAATTTAGTTCTGCTTGTTGTGGAATTAGTTGTTGTTTGTTGAGCAAAGTTATTTACTTTTGGTAATTGTCTTTGTGCATCATAATTTATACCAGTGATTTCAAATGAAAGCCTAGGTAGTTTTATAGCAACCTTTGTGTCATCTGCTAAAGATTGATTTTCTCTAATTCTTTCAAGATACTTCGCCCGCGGCGCGTACGCGATTGGAACTTTTAATGTTTGTAAAACAGTTCCGTCTGATTTTTTTCTTATGACGTATATGTCATTAAATATTCTTCCAAAGCTTGCAACAGCTTTTCGAATTCTAGCATGATAATAATGATTGCCAAACATATCTAGCCTCTATAAATCTTTTGTATGTGGTCCTCAAATGATTCTACTTTTTCTAATCTATTTGGCCACTTAATATATTCTTTTTCAGGATTCAATTTTAAATTATTTAATAATGGCGTAATTGCATTGTATAGTTCTTCCAATTTTTGTTGAGCACCTTTTGCCTCACTGGCCATAGTGTGCATTGTTTGAGTTACTTCTAACTCGTCTTCATTTACGGCCGTAAAGCCAAAGTCAAATATTTCTGCCATTATTCAGGATCTCCAAACGGGTTATTTTCTGAGAAGTCAATAAAGCCAGTTCCTTCAGTCGAGAAAATGCTATTTTGTTCAGTTTCAGAAATCTTGTTATCTTCTAAGAATACACTTATATCAGCTTCAGCATTCGTTGTTTCTCCTCTAATTCTTCGAGCATTATCAGAAGATACGAAGAATGGATGTATTTTACCATCACTAGTGCCAATTCTATTTACTGTTATTTGATTTGTTGTTGTATTATAATTTATAAGCTCTCCAGTTATCTCTACACCAGATGAAGTTGTTTGTTTAACTATTTCGCCCATTTGGAAATCAAGCGATGATGGTTTTGTGATATTAGCCAATGTAAGAACAACTTGATATGTGTCATCTTTTTCAAGTGAATCAATGTCTGTAACTCCAGTATCAAGATCTTGGCCTGAATATTCAAATAAGTTACATCTCATTTTAAAAACTGGTAGATTTGCAAGTTGATAAAATGGTTGTTCATGCTCAACGTGGCCAATTTCAAAAAGAGATTTTGTTAAAGGCAAATAAATTAAATCGCCAGATTTAGGATTGTCTTCGGTTTCTACTCGCGGAATCCTTATTGTAGAAGCAGCTATTTGTCCAACTACTGATCTCCATCTTCTACGTGAAACTACGAACGTAGCTTCATCTCGTATTTCAACACCGAATTTTGTAAACAAATCTCCTTCACCTTCAAACGCATCTGCATTTTCAATATACATTTCGATTTTATGAGAACTTCCAAATCGTGATTCTATATCTTCTCCTAAAATATTATCTTCACTTATGACTTCTCTCGGTAAGTAATACACATCTTGGCCATACATCTTCAAAGATTCTATGACAATATTTTCATACATTCTTTGCTCTGATGTTACTGCATCGCTAAAATATAAATTTTTGGCCATTACTGATAAACTCTCGATTTTTTTGTATCTACATATCTGGGTTCGCAATATGCAGTAGCTTTATTATCCTTTGGTACACTTCCGTAACCCGTATAATTTCCGTACCTTTTAACTAATTGTGATGCAAAATAATTACATCTTTCAACATCATAGAATAACATATCCTTTGATACTGTTTGACCTCCTACGATCAATATGAGTAAAAAAACATGCGTCAACCAACAAAGAAATCAGGCGGTAATTCTTGCTCCAATCTGATCCTTTCCATAAGTCGTTCTATATCTTGTGTCGCGTCATCATATATTTGTCTACCGTTTAGTGTAACACCGCCGGGTAATTGCATGCCTTCAAACTTAATTAAATTAGAACCCCACTGTTGTTTAATTATTGCAGTTGAGTATTCTTTTAACCACATATCATTATATACTGAAGTATGTGTATCGGGGTTAATTGTTTGATAAACTTCTGCTACAATATATTCGTTTTCTATAATATCTCCATCGTTCATATCACCAAAAATGTATAATCTATTCTGATGCCTCGAAAAATTGACTAATGGATGACCATTTAGCTTAGTGTCAAGTAAAGATAAATATTGTTGCATCTGTTCATAATAAGCTAAATCACCAGCGAAGTTTTGCATGTCAGCAATGTCAGTTAACATCATCTGATATTTTATGTCAAAAAAGTTTCTTGATGCATTGAATGATGAACTTAATTGAAATAATCGCGATACGAAAACTATATCAGAAGAAATAGATATATACTTATTAGATATATCAGATGCAGTAACTTGATGCTTCAGATATGTTTTAATAGTAGAATCAGAATGAAACTCTTGATAAACTTGTAAAGCATCATCTATTCTTTCTTCTAGTTGATCATTATCGACATTAATTTCAATTACAGGGGCACCAAGCCTTCGGAGGCAATAATCAATTAAAGTCTGTCTAGAAGATGGAGCAGCCATAATTTTTTCCTGTACAAATGTTGAATTCTATGGTACTATTTATAATAAAAAGAAAGTGAGGAGATAAGTGATAACAGTTTTTACAAATGGATGTTTCGACATCATTCACGCTGGTCACATTGATTATTTAGAAGAATCTAAAAGGATATGTCAAGGTGGAAAACTAATTGTAGGACTTAATTCAGATGCTTCTATGGAACGAATTAAAAGAAAACCGTTTCATTCAGAGCATAATCGAAAAAAAGTTTTAGAATCATTGAGATGTGTAGATGAAGTTATTATATTTAATGAAGATACGCCTATTGAATTAATAAAGAAAGTAAAACCTACATATATAACTAAAGGTGGTGATTATGAACCAGAGTATGTTGTAGGAAAAGAATATGCTATGATTAAAATACTGGACTTATATCCATCTGAATCGTCAAGCAAAATATTGGAGTTTATAAATGGCAAGACTTGAAGGAAGAGTGAAAAAAGGTTGGGGAGAAGAAGTTATTTTTGCAACAAATGATATGTATTGCGGAAAGCTTCTTAAAATGAAACCCGGCAAAGAAATGTCAATGCATTTCCATATTAAAAAACATGAAACGTGGTATGTGTTAGGTGGTGAATTCGTTGTACAAAAAATAAATACTGATAATGCTACAAAGACAGCAAGAACTGTACAAGCAGGAGCAGTTATAGTTAATACGCCCGGTGAGCCTCATAAATTAATTTGTGCTACAGAAGGAACTATCCTCGAAGTATCAACGCCAGATTCAGTTGAAGATAATTTTAGAGTTGGTAAAGGTGATTCACAAAAAAACACAGTTATAGATGAGGTACCAGGGTCACAACCTTATAAAGGAAATAACTAATGATAATTTGGGGCATGTCAGGTAAGGGGCATGATGCAAGTCTCACCGTTTGGGACGACCACAGATTAATATATGAAGCTTATACGCGCGATAAGACTCATCATAAATTACTTAAAAGAGATTTTATTTCTGTAAGTAAAAATTATCGTCCAGACTTAGTAGTATGGTACGAAAACCCTTACACAAAAGCTCTTAGGCAATTATGGGCCAGACAATCTAAACCATTTAGTAGAAATAACGTTAGCAAATATCTTAAAGATTTAGGACTTAATACTAAGTGGACATATGTACAACATCACAAAGCTCATGCAGCACATTACTATCAATCTGAATGGAATGACGCAGTAATAGTTGTTATTGATAGCATTGGTGAATGGGATTGCACATCAGTTTGGCATGGTGTTAAAGATAACCTATATAAAATGGGTTCACAACGATATCCTGATAGCTTAGGATTATTTTATAGCTCAATGGTTAAAGAGGCTGGTATGAAGCCTCAAAAAGATGAAGCGGCATTCGAATCTCTTGGTAGTATTGGAATGACAAATGTTAGATTACTTAAAGAATTAGAAGACAATTTAATTATTAGTAATGATCCATGGCGACCAGTGTTTTCATACAATTTGCATAAGGGTGCCGGCGGAGATTATGAACATTATAACCAAGTTGAAATAGCTTCTTCAACTCAATATCTTTTTGAAGAAATGGTATTAAAAGTCGTAAAGCATTGGACAAAAAAATTAAAATGCAAAAATGTAATTTTATCTGGAGGATGTGCCTTTAATAGAGGAGTGAGGTTAAAAATACAAGATGCTGGATTTAAGTTATGGGTACCAGATAATCCTGGTGATGGTGGATCTGCAAAATCTTGTGTATTAGCTTACTTCGGGAAAAAGACAGGTTTCGATATATCTCCTAACGAGATCGGGGTCGACACCTAAGCTTTCCATAACTCTAGGTGTATGAGGATTTTCCTTTTGCATTTTACAATAAAAATTATGTTTATCTTTATAATCTGATTGAAAATCTCTACTCAAACCGACATTGTCGAGAAAGAAAGTTAAATTTGACAACACTACCTCTAGAAGTTTATCGAGCTCTTCATCAGTCCGGATATTACTCGCGGCGATCATATTTTCGCTAAATATCGCTTTAGCCCATGGTGGAAGTTCTCTTTTCTTAGATGGAATAAAGTCCTTTACATTCTGCCCAAACTGTGTTATAATAGAATGAGAAGGTTCAATAGGAGAACAATCATGAAAAGCGCCTGTAATTTTTTTAGGGCCTGATATTATATCCCATCCAAAAATGGGAGAAGGATCATCAAAATGCGGATAAATGCAAACATGCATCATCCAAAGCTTTTTAGTTTCTCGCATATCGAGAACATCAATATCAGCTTTCCTCCAGCCGTCTCCTTCGAGAGTTATTGCTGGCCATGGGAAGTCATGGTATTTTATACCAACAGATGCATTTGTAATTATTTCTTGCATCTTATCAGCGAATGGAACAAGTTTATGAAACATTGTAATGTTTTTCTAAATTATTGAAAAGTTTAGTTGCACTTTCAAAGCAATAAATACATTCATCAACCATGGAGTCATTTAATTGAGATCTCACTTCAGTAATAATTTCACTTTTATTTTCAAAATAATAATACATTTGTCCCGGATATTTAAGTTCAGAAGGAGGCATATGATCAATTTGTGGTTTTGGTTTAGGCAATTTTTCTTTAATCATATTGCCACCAAACATATCACCAAAATGTCTTACATAAATGTGAGCCCAAATTTGATCAGGTTGAATCTTTTTGCAATACTCAATGTACTCAAATGTAGCTGGAAATTTTTTCCAAATTTTAGGATAGTAGTTAATATCATCATTAATATAATGTACCCTTCTCAATCTTTTTGCCAAAGTCGCACTAAGTACCTTTTTTTCAAGAGCGCGGTTTTCTAATGCTTCATAAACAGCCAATTGGTTCCATAAATATGTACCGTATTGTTCTGGTGTCATATCACCGCTTATTAAAAGCTTTGCCCAAGGGCTATTTTCAGCCTTTCTGTGAATATCGTTAGTAAGTTGTTTTAAGTTATTCATAATCACCTCGGAGGATTAAATTTGATTCATGTTATAGGAGATCTTATCATTGACGAATATTGGACTGGAAACGTAAACCGTTTATCGCCAGAAGCGCCAGTACCAATTGTCAATTTAATTAACAAAAGATCGTCTTTAGGCGGTGCAGGAAATGTATTCACTAACATTCGCGCAGCTACCAATGATGTTCTTTTGCATGGTTATAAAGATCATATCCATAACTATATATTCGAAACGTTAAAGGTAGAAGGAAAGCTTGAATACACAGAAGTTATGCCTCATAAAACAAGAATTATGTCTAACCAATATTTAATGTCAAGAATAGACCATGAAAAGCCAATTAAAGAAACGATTGTAGAAGATCAATTTGAAATTGATAATCCTTATGATCTTGTTGTATTATCAGACTATAATAAAGGAACTATAAAAAACCCACAAACTATAATACAAAAAGCTAAACGATGTATTGTAGATCCTAAAAAACCTCTTGAAGAATATCGAGGAGCGTGGGTATTAAAACCAAATAAAAAAGAATTTGAAGAATGGACAGGAAAAGAATTAAATCCTAAACAAGTTCTCGTAGAAGCGCGTCGCGCGCGGGACGAATTAAATGTAGAACACTTTTTAGTGACACTTGGACCAGAAGGAGTCGTATATGTAGGAGATTATATAGAGCATTATCCTGCAATTGAAACAGAAGTTTATGACGTAACAGGAGCAGGAGATACTTTCACCGCAGCATTAGCGTTGTGTTGCTTTATGAATATGCATATGTATCAATCAATCATTGTAGCAAACACAATGGCTGGGCAAGCTGTAAAACACCAAGGCACGACTTGTCTAGACAATGACGAGTTAGATAAAGAAATAAAGAGGGTAATAGAAAATGAACATTCTAATCACAGGTCACAAGGGGTTCATCGGTCAGAACATGATGACCTTTTTGAAGTCTAAAGGTCACGACGTAACTGGATTTGAATATTACGATAATGACGATCATTTTCCTAATCTAAAAGGAATGCACACAGTCATTCATTTAGGCGCAGAAACAGATACCACGTGTAGCGATATAAAACATATCTTAGAAAGAAATTATGATTTTAGTAAAAGGTTGTATGATGAATGCCAAGACAAACATATCATGTTACAATACGCATCATCTGCTTCTGTGTATGGCCATAATAAAAACTCTACAGAAGATGGAGCTAAAGAGCCTTTAAATTATTATGCAACAAGCAAATACTTGTTTGATAGATATGTTGAATCACAGTCTCCAATAAGTAGAGTTCAAGGGTTTCGCTACTTTAATGTATATGGTCCACATGAAGATCACAAAAAAGACCAAGCTTCTCCCATAAGTAAGTTTTTTCATGAAGCAGTTTGGAAACATGAAATTGATATTTTTGAAGGCTCTGAAAATTTTAAAAGAGACTTTGTGTTTGTAGGAGACATTTGTGAACTACATTATAGAATGTTAGATGTAAATGAAAGTGGCATTTGGAATGCTGGTACAGGAGTAGCTACTTCATTTGAAGAAATTGCAATTATGATTGCTGAAAAGTATGAAAGCAATGTGAATAGAATTCCTATGCCTGATAACTTAAAAAACCAATATCAAGAATATACTAAAGCTAATCTTAATAAGTTAAATAGTACTGTAAAAATGAATTGGTTTCCAGTGGAGGATTACATAAATTATGAGTTATAATATGTGGGGGTCTGTGAAAGCAGACCCTCAACCTCAAGAGAATCTTAGTGAAGATTCAAACTTAACACACGAGCAACGTATGGCAAAATATTCTAAGCCAATGGTTGCATTTGATAGAGATGGTGTTTTGTTTGAAACTAATGGTGAGCCAATAAGAAAAGAAAACGCTATTCCTATTATAGATGCATTTAAAGCAATTGCTATGATAAGACGTAAAGGCCATAAAATTGCAATGATTTGCGATCAACCCGGATTATCTAACAAAACAATTACTCATGAAGAAGTTGAAGAAGGAAACATGTATGTTATAGAATTGCTTGGAAACCATGGCTGCCCAAGTATTGACTGTGTTCTTTATAATGAAGGAAATAATAAGCACGACATATTTGGAAAACCAAATACGGGTATGCTAAAAAGAATGAGAGATGAATTTAAAGTCCCATATAAAAATGGATATTATATAGGTGATCAAGTAATGGATGCTAAAATGGCAATGAAAGCTGGCATATCACCGATCCTTGTTCAGTCGGACATATCCGACCTAAAAAAGTTGAACAGCTTTGCAAACAAAGCATTAAAAAGACGTACAAAAGTATTCGAATCATTACTTGATTTTGCAGAAACTCTTTAAACGAAATTTGGACCTTTAATCCAACCAACAAGAGATTTTCTAACTCCTTTGGTTACAGGTGTAACTTTATGAGTTACTATTGAATTAAAAAATACAATTTGATTTTTTTCTAATTTGTGTGAAGTTTCATACATTCCTGGCGCACCAATAATTAATTCACCGCCTTCATATTCACTAGGATCATTTAATCCAATACTAAACGAAATTTTTCGCGTAAGTCCATGTTGGCCTTTGTGCATAGCATCTATATGCCAATCATAATGACCAGTCGGAGCATTATATACTGAATACTGAAGCGTTTCAACCATTGACAAATTATAGTTAAAAAAAACGTTATTTGCCTCTTCAGCGAGTTTTCCTATATTAAAATACAACGGTTTTGAAATTTCATTTTCACTGCTAATCCACGTTATATCAGTATCACGAACTTCTTTTTCTTTAAAAGCTTTGTCGTCAACTTGTGGATTTAATATCTCTGCCTTTGATGTTGGATTAGCAGCAATATAGTCGTTTAAAGACTTCCAACCTTCATCTGTTAAAGCATTATTAAATCCCCAGCTATATGCCGATTGCTCTTCGGGATTTATTAACCACATCATAATATTTCACCACTAGCATCCTCATTTGCATTTGGTATATTAATCATTAGCTTAAGCTCAGGCAAGTAAAGGTATTCAAGATCAGAGTTTTCAAGAGTTCTTATTGCATCTTCTAATGTTTCAACAAGAGGTTCTCCACCTAAGTTAAAGCTAGTATTAAATACAATTGGAACGCCAGTTTTTTCTTTAAACTTACTAATAAGCTGGTGATAAAGAGGATTTTCTTCTTTATTTACAGTTTGTATTCTACAAGATCCATCTATATGAATAATGCTAGGAATTTTTTCTTCAATCCCAGGTTGACAATTAACAGCATACATCATATGTGAAGATCTTTCCATTCCTCTTAAATCAAACCAATCATGAACATCTTCTTCTAAAATACTTCCTGCAAACGGCCTAAAATATTCACGCCTTTTAATTGCATTAACGTAATCCTTTCCGTCTGCAAACGTTGGATCAAATAATATACTTCTATTCCCGAGCGCGCGAGGACCGTTTTCTGATCTACCTTGCCACACACAAACAATATTTTTTTGCGTTAAAAGTTCAACAACTTCATCATCATCTGTGTCTACAACCACACCATTCTCAGGCAAAACATCTTGAACTTTTTTATGATCAATATTATATTCGGGTCCTAAGTAAAGAGTTTTTCCATAATCTCTAATAGTGTCTTCGTTTGTTAACGCATAGTGTTGAAATAGCGCACCGCCAATTGCAGTTCCTGCGTCACTTGATACTGGTTCGACATATATCGTAATGCCTTCTTCTTTTAATGCATCAAGATATTCATAATTAGCAACACAATTAAGAGCATATCCACCGGAAATAACAACATTTGTTTTTCCTGTCATTTCTACTGCGTGTTTAATAAGCTTAATCATTTCGCGCTGCGTTTCTTTTTGCACCTTAAATGCGACATCTCTACCAACTTGCAATTTAGTAAAATCGCCTTTAGCAGCTTCCATTTCTTCTTCACTTGTTTGAAACTGTTCATAAAAACCAGTATTCACGAAAGCTCCATTAGGGGTATTTGGCATAAATACGTTTCTATTAAAAGAACCCGGCATTTTTGACCATTCGTCAAAAAATGGAGGAAGTGTACCATTCTCGATTCCATAAGGAAACAACCCCATAGTTTTACCTGCTTCAATAGGTTGCCACCCTAAATATTGAGTAACTGCTTCGTATGTTTTAGTGATTCCACCTCTATCATCGTTCATTATAGAAATTTCATTTCCCGGCTCTCCACAAAATTCACCATCAACTTTAGGATCCCATCTTGGAAATATTGGATCAGCGCATCCAACGTGCTTATACCTAGTTTTAAATATTGCAGGATATGAGCATTCCATAATAGTTTCATATTCCCATACTGATCTTTGACCTCTCATTTGGTCATGATATGGAAGCATAGAACCGGCGCCATCTGCAATAAGAGCTACTGCGTCTTCAAACCCAGATCTATAAAAAGCACACGCTGCATGCATTTTATGATGTCTATCCGATATTTCAATAATTTGAGGATGACCATCTTGTGACCATTGAGCACTATCATCAATCAATCCCATTTTTCTTGCCCATCCAGTATATACATCTTCACCCGTAAATTCAAGGTGGCCTCCGACTTCTAACCCTTGAGTATGTACAAGAACTAAATAATCTAATTTTTTAGTATAATCAAAAATCATATTCAATGCAGCTAATGGTGCTCCATCATATTTTCGACGAGTAAGTCTTTCTTCTTCAATAGCAAAAACAACTTCACCATTTTTCAATAAGCAAACACAAGAATTATGTCCTCTTGAAACTCCTGCAATCCAAAGATCTCGTTGTGGAATATCGGGCGTCATATTAATTTCTTCAGTCATTATTTTCCTCTAAGGTTATTAGATACTATTGTATCTATCTCTTTTACAATTTCATTTACTGCAGCATCAGATAAAGACATAATGCCATCGTTGGTACGCATTTTTTCATCTTCCATTGAAATACGAATTGGATCGTAAACTCGTTTATCGCCTCCTAAATCAAGAACTTGAAACTTTTTACTATCTGGATAACTGATATTTTCTTGAAACGTAGCTCCAATACAAACTACAGCAGGAGTCCCTAAAGCATAGGCCATGTGTTGTCCAACACTATCGCATCCAAGAAAACAATCTGCAGCTTTAATAATTCCACCCCATATCCTTAACGGCGCACCTTCTGGTTGGGCTACTGGATCAGGACATCCCATTTTTTGAAAATCAGCAGGGTGCTCTGTCATCATAATTATAGCATATTTTTGTTGTAGTTTTTTAACAATCTTTACTACATCTTGAGTTCTAAAAGATCTTCCACCTACATCAATTAATTCTTCACCTACTCTTTGTGAACTTCTTCCATAAGGTTGCATTGCTATAACACGTTGTTTTGCAGATTTTTCTTTCACATCTTTTATGATATTATAACCTTCTGCGGATTCAATAGAACTTAAATAGATAGTAGGATCACCAAGATCTCTTACGCCTTTATTTGACATTTGAATATCAAATGCTTGGGTAATAGAAGCTTTTTGATTATAGTATTCCCATATTCTATATGGTTCTAAAGTAATACAATGTCTGTGTTTGATGTATTTTTCAAAGAGATCTTTATGCCAATTGTCAAAGCATCTCTTATGAAGAGTAGGATGACCAGCAAGCATTTCCATGCCGCCTTCACAAACAATGATAAAATCATCATCTGGATTTTCTTTTTCGTAAATTTCGAATGCGGGTATTGAGCTAAGAACTCTTCCTGCCCCACCATTCATAAAAAATGCTGAAGATCTTTTTTCCACTGTATTGCACCTCACGTGTAAATTGTATATTAATATTATACAACATTTTTATTATGTTGTAAACTGTAAAATTATATATAAAGTATTTTTATGTTACGGGATTGCCGTTACTATCATGTGTTGGTTTGCTAGGATCATAAACATCATCTCTTACGCCCGGAGGATCTATAATCACAATATGGTGTGGCTTTAATCCTGCAGCTTTATAATTTTTAATAGCGTTTGCCATATCACTATCCCAATCAGTCCATTCTTTTTTCTTAGCAGTTGTTAAAGCATTCCATCCTGCACTATCGGCCTGAGTTTCTTCAAATAGCTTTCGAGAAGTTTTGACCCATCCTTCAATTCCTTCCCATTTCATAAACGGTTTAAACCAAGGAAATGGTTCATTCCATTTGTCATTATTTAAATCATATTTAATTTTGTTTTTTTCATATGTATGATCGGGTTGCGTTGGATGAGGTCTTTTATAAACTGTTCCATTTGGAGTTGGTATTGAAATATGAGGAAACACTGACGAATCAGATGTATCTGAATCTGGATTTCCAACAAATATAGAAGCAAGTAAAGCGCCTTGACTAGTGTTAGCGTCAACAACAAAATTTGCTGCAATATTATCATCACTAGAAGATCTATCTACTAAGTCTTCTGGTTCTGAAATTTGCGAAAATGTATCAACAAATCCACCGGAATTTATATAACATGCGTAATATCTTGGGCCTTTGTATGTCCAAGTTCCTGAAGAATCTGCTTCATTTGTTTGAAGAGTATAATCATCAGGTAGTTTATATGTAAATTGTTTTGTAGTCTTAATCATTTATTACTCCCAAGTTACTCTTACAGCCCCATAGGCCCCTTGTGATCCGCAACAGCACGGTCCGCCTTGAACCATAGCAGTAGTTCCTCCTTCTCCGGGAAGCCTTGCATACCAACCTCCGCCAATTGTACTATGTGCTGATCTTCCAGAACATCCGTCATGAATATCATAGTAACATGAACATCCGTATGATAATCCTTTATGAACAACTCCGCCTCTTAGTGCTCTACCCCACATAAATAAACCACCTGGGAAAGGAACTCCTGTTTTCATTGCGCAAATGTGTGCATCTGATCCATAATCAGAACCACAACAGCCCGTTTGAGCCCATCCATACACACCTCTTGTCCCATGATTAGTTCCATAAAAACATGCTCTATTATGAACATCATTATCAGAATCTCCAATAGATCTTCCAACTAGATCACACATATACATATATTCGTTATGTCTATATGAGCTAAAGAAAAAGCAACATGCTAATCCAGCATTTCCACCTTCTGCACAAAAGTTATTTAATCCATTACCTACAACGTAAGTTTTTCCGCCTCTTTTACCACAACTGTGATTGTTTTGAGTTGCATAACAACAATGAACTGCTGTACAAGTACAAAATACATATGTATCATTTGCATTTACTTTAACAGTTTTTCTTGCATAAGCTCCTGAACCTCCGGGAATACCTTGTTGGCAACACCAAGCACCACCGCCGCTTCCTCCGCCACCCCAAATTTCAAAAGTAGCTATTCTAGTATCTGCAGGAACAGCCCAATGAAATCTGTCAATTGATCTTGTAGCGGAATTAGCATTATATGTACTACATTTTCTAGCACCACCGGACTCCCAGCCTTCAGGCCCGGGCTTCCAAAAAAGCGACGAACCTTTCATTCGACCAACGGCCATATCGGTAACGGGTAATAAAGTTCTTAAGTTCTTTGCCATTTTTATCCTCTATAATCTATTTATACAAAACGTATTATCTATATCTAATTAAAGTTACACCCGGTCCCGGCTGACCACCGCAACAACAAGGTTGTCCGCATACTGCTGTTGGTATACCACCTCTTCCAGCATCTCTTATATTTTGTTGGCAACCAACGTCACCGACATTTCCCCATGCACACATATGCCAGCGAATATGTTCAAACCCACCGCAAGTATTTGCACTATTAATAAAAGGCACTATTTCCCATGAATTTCCACTTACTTTTCTAGTTTGGGTTCCTATGTTTCCAGCCCTTCCGGGAGCACCTACAATAATTTTTACACCGCAATTTTCACCGATACATCCTGCAAAACATTCTCTTCCAGTCCAACCTGCAGATCCCCAAGCATGTTCGTATGCTCTAGCAGTTGTGTGATATCTTTGGCAATGTGCTGCTGCACCACAATGCTCGCCTAGGCTTGTTTCATTACCGTTCCAACCTTTATACCTATTATTCCAAGTTTTTTGCTCTTGACACATCACACCACATGGAATGCTATTTCCACCTACATTATCTGTAGGATTAGCTAACCATGGCATTCTTCCATGAGCTCGTTCAGAGTTAAATCCTTCTTTAGCACAATTGCCTATGTTGTTTTGACAAGATCTAAAGAATATAGTATGAATTTGTGCACCATTATTAATATGATATCCGGCGCCTGCTGCGGGATCACTTGGAGCTCCATATTTTGGAACTTGAGATCCAGCTGCGCAATCATTTCCTGTACACCATTGTGCACTATTAAAAGTTTGGTCTACGCAACAGTACATTGAAAAACAGTGTGTTCCTCCACACCAACCGCCTTCAGCACACATTGATTGGGCTTCTGCTTGATTTCTATATAAAGACCAACATCCATGACACCCATTTATATCAGTTCTACAACATCCAGGGTGAGGTGTTACAAAACACGCAAAATAGCCTGGGTACATTTTATGACATTCTTTTACCCATATTCCTTGGCCTCCGCCTGAAGAAGGTTGTGTACAACAACATCCGCCACCGCCCCATCCGCCAGTAGATTGAATTTCTACTGCAGCATATCCTTCGTATCTTTTACCATCATCACCATTTCCTGAAGCTGGAATCCCAGGTTTTTTTGAAAAGTTTTTTCCTTTGCCTGCTAATTTTCTTCCTGCATCTGATAATGGAGCGCACCATCTACTACAGCTTGATCCATAAATAACTTCGTAATAACTTCCGCCTTCACATCTATTTTCAAGATTAATAAATTCACACCAATCAGGAACAGATGCATAGTCTTGATAGCCACTCAAATAATTTGATAAATGTCTTGCCATTATAACTCCCTTCCGGATGCAGCTTCGTTAGTATTTCTATATTTTAAAATAACATGGCCTCTAACAGGAGGACCACCACAACAACATGGTCCGCCACATACGTTTGCTGGCACTCCACCTATTCCATCAAAGTGAGGTCCATATTCACAATGACCACCATCTCCCATACCCCAAGCACATTGATACCACCCGGTCCAGTTAAATCCACCACACGCCCTTGACGCATTTATATATGGAAAGTGTCTCCAGTTTGGACCAGTTGTAGCATGCCCAGTTCCTCTATTAAATTCGCCTTCACCGCTATTTGAATATGGTCTTGTATTACAATCCCAGTCAGAACACCCATAGTGACAATCTGTTATAGTAAAACCTCTATGAAATACATACATAGAACATAATCTCATTACACATTCGCCTTCGGCAGAACAACATCCTGTTGAACATGCGTGCGATTGATGATTTGAGGTATGAGCTTTAAAATTTCTTTGATAATTACATTGGAATCCAGCTGTAGTTTTATTTTCTCTATTAGGTTTATCACTAGCCCTATTATGCCAATGTGGAAAACAATGCCCACCATACGGAATATGATTCCAATCGTCAACTGGATCACTTAAACCGCGCCAAGAAGGTTGTAAACCTATTTCATATCCCATACCTCGGACACATGTGCCTGTACTATTAGTCATACCGGGTCGATATGTACCGCATACACAATTGGCTTTATATATTGTATGGCCTGCGTGTCTTAGAATTGCATGAGTACCGGCGCATGAAGTAAGTGTTCGACCAGTTGTTGCATTATGAATGTCAGCTGAATCGTATGCAGTACCTCCTAAATAAACTTTATTATAATCGGCATTATTTGTTTGGTCTTGACAACAATAACTATAGTAGCATGAACTAGAACCGCAATAGCCGCCCATAACACACGTGCCACAATTAAAATGTGTTGGTGACCATAATCCAGAAAAGCATCCGTATGTATGATCCGCCGGCGTACAACATGCGCCCATTGCTACTACATAGCAATATACTTCACCGGGAACGGATGGAAGACATCCTTGAATATAAGCTCCTCCTCCAGCTGGGTCTCCCCACATACAACAGCAGCTTCCCCAAGCTCCTCCACCACCAGATTTTATTCCATATTTTACAACTCTGGCTTCTCTATTACACTTTTTTCTATCGTTATTCATGCCAAATCCGGTAGGCATACAGAATCTATTACATGCATTTCCATATTGTGCATCTCGGTGACTTGCCGGCGAGCAAGTCTGATCTAATGCCATAAATTCACACCAGTCATTCGTTGCTTGATAATCCTGATTCCCTGGTGAAAAATGCGATATATGCTTAGCCATATTTAAATTCCTTTATCTGTAAGTGATTCTCACTTTACCGGGTCTTGCTGGTCCTGAGCAACAACAACTACTTCCGTCACTCCAACTACCTGCCATGCCCCATCCAGCTTCTAAGAAGTTAGCATTACATGCACAACCAAATCCAGCACCCATAATAGCATTGTTTTGAACATCGTGTCCACCAAGACCGGCACCAGAACAAAAGAAATGTACTAAATGTCCTGCTTTACATCCAAAAACTCCACCTGGGTATGGTACACCAACTTTATAAGCACATGGATGATTAGCCGCATTTGCAAATGTATGATTTGAATCAGCTGGAAGCATAATAAACCCAGGAAGTCCATGAGTCATATAGTCTCCACCATACGCTTTAGCACATCCTGAATCTAATGCAGTGTATTGACAATAGTACGATGCTGAATCGCCTGTCATAGTTGTATTAGTAGATGTTCTTTTAAATGCTCCTCCAGCAGCTGGAGCGCTTGCTGAATCGAATTGATTTTTAAAATTACACAAATTCACACCGCTGTAGCCGACTTCAGCACAAAAGTTTGATAGTCCTCTACCTATAACGTAAGTGTCTCTCGCTCTTTCTCTATTTCCGCCAGAAGCATTTTTTGTTCCTCTGCCTGATTGGCAGCAATGAGAATATCCTACATGTATAAAATAACATTCTCCGCCAAATACTGGTATTGTTTTCTTAGAGTAAGCGCCGGATCCATGAGGAGTTGATACAGAACAACATTCAGTACCTGTTCCATAGCCTCCGCCACCCCAAATTTCAAACATAGCACAACCAACACCAAATGGAACGCACCAATGTGTTCTATGACGATTATATCCGCAATTGTCAGTTGTATACACGTTTTGAACCATGTGGCTCATTTCCCACGAACACCAACCTTCATACATCATATCGTCTTGAAGACCATATCTGATCTTATCTTTTAAATACTTAGCCATTCTCAGCTCCTTCTATTGAATTAACCTTGGACTAAGAATTGCCAGCCGTCTGTTGCTCCTGACCATACCATTTGAAGTGCTGATCCCATGGTGTCGACAATAATATCACTGTCTTGACCAAGAATCTTATCTGTGCCATTTGGTCTTAGGAGAACGTGATTTGTTTGGAAATTTTGTTTAACGTCAACGACGTTAACTCTTCCATCTCCAACAGTGTTTCCCGAGACTGACGGCATGGTAATAATTACTTGTCCGTTAGTTGTATTTATAAAATATCCTCTATAGTTCGTCGCGGTGAAATTGCTGTCTTTCGATTCCCAAGCAATAGGTGGCTCAATTGAATTTACTGCTTTTGCAATATAAGCTAATTGTTCCGGTGTTGAGGAGGCAATCGAAGTTTCAAGCTTGTTGACCAGCGCGGTTTTTACTGTATCTACAGTCGCCATAATTTTTTACTCCTAAGTTTTGTTTCTAAGTTGTTTTGCGGATTGAAGACTGAGAAATTCGTCGTCTCTGCCGAATCTTCCAATATCAAATCCAATAAATTGTTCCGTTGCTATCCCTCCAGTTTGTGCACTGGTTGGTAATGACTTAGTCACATTAGCCACAATTTGACCGTCGACATAAGTCTTAACGGCCTGTTCAGTCGGAACAGCTATATTTGAATTTCCAGCAAGTGATCCATCTGATGAAAATTCATTAATAGTTTCACCAAGTTTAGCTCCAATGGAACCAAGTCTTAATGAAGTTAGACCTGCAAGGTCAAAGGCAGAAGCATCAAGAGTTGCTCTACCGGTCGCCTGATCAATCCGGAAGTAGTTACCTACTCTAAAATTACCATCTTGGTCAGTGGAGACAAAGTATACACGGCCAGTATTTTTTTCAATAACCTCATTACCTTGAGCTAATGCGCCGCTTGGCGTTCCAGGGTAATTGGTTTGAGTTTTATTACCAAAGCCGATGTTTAAGAAATCGTGGCCAGTCAATCTGACCTGCGAATAATTATATCTAAGTTTTACTGGTTGGCTATCATATGCCCATCTTCTTGTTAGTGTTCCATCTTTTTGTGAAGTAAACACAATGACACATGTTCCACCAGCTGACTCAAAATCTGTAACTGATTGGATAACGTATGAGTTTGAGTCATATCCAGAATCAGTAGCCAATCCGTTAGTAGTCACATAACTTAATGAACCACCTGTTTTAGGCTTAGCTGAAAATCCTTTAAATGCTAAAGTAAATCCTGTGTTGTTAGTAACTGGATCAACTGCTTTTAATTTGGCAAATACTGTTCCACCAGACTCAGCAATTGAATCACCACCTCTAAATCCAGAACCTTTAATTTGATCAATAATCAACATCTGTATTGCATTTTGCGAGTTGATTACTGTCGCAGATGTTCCTACTTTTTCAATTTTAGCAGAATCAAGTTCAAGACCAGAATCTACCATTGTAACTGTTCCGCCAGAAGTGTATGCGCTATAACTAGTAGCATCAACCGATGGAGGATTAATTATATTAATTTGTCTAAAGTTAGCTTTTGATTTTCCAGATGCTAAGTAAAGAGTTGATGGTGCATTTGAATCAAATGTAACTTTTAAAGTACGTGCGTTTTGTGGTTTTCTATTTTCAGTACCATCTGAATCGCCCGTTGCTCTTGAGTTTCCAATTGTTCTTCCAAATGCTGAAGTTGTATATTCACTTGCAAATGTATTCATAATCCAACTATTTGAATCTGCAGTTGTGATATACATTGGATTTCTTGCTACTGCACTATCTTGTACAAAGTAGTATCTTGAACCTCTCCAAACATTAATGGCGCTATCACCAGTTTTTACAAGAGATGTTGTTGTATCTCTGAATTTACCTGATAAAGCATATCCAGTTGAATCGCCCGTAACTGTTATATAACTATTTTCTGCTGATTTTAATCTAAGGGTAGTTGACGTATTACTGTCAACAACATAATACTTATCATTTGCTTGTGTTGTGCCACCAACACCTGTTATTTTTACAAGACTAAAGCTATCAAAGTTATGTGATAGAACAGTTAATCTCATTGGATTTGCACGAACAAGATCTTGTATAGTTACTGCGCTTGTACTAGCTGAAGCAAATGCTGAGCTGTTATAACCTATAGATCTTGAAGAATCTGTATACGCACTAACATTAAATGAATCATTTCTTGTTACATATAATTCTTGATTTTCTGTAACACTTGCGGCCCATCCAGCAGGACTTATTGAATTGATTTTAATTCTATCTTTATCTACAAGATTGTGTGCTGATTTAAATTGGAATTGTGCAACAGCACCTTTTGTTATATTGGAAAGTGTGCGTGTTTCGTATCTACTTGGCGTTTGAATAATATCGTTCTTTTCAAATTCGCCATTAGTAATAGATCCATCTACAAAAGTTAATTGATTTCCTCTAACATTTCCTGTTACAGGAGTTTCACTTGAATCAAATCCTTCTCCTATAGCACCATAAGTTCCATAAGAGTTATTTCCATTCAGTGCTCTAATTTGTCCACCTTTTGTTGAAGCATATCCAAATTTACAATAGTAAGTGAAGCATGAAACAATCTCTGATTTACCATTTCTTCTACACCAGAATCCTATACCATCTGAATGAATCTGAGTAAATGCATGGAACACCATTGAACCAATTGTCGTTGAATCGGTTGATAGATGTTTACCATCAATAATTGCACCAATTCCTCCAGTTGAAAATGCTGAACAGTGTTTAATGTATGGCGATTTTGTAGCAATTCTTCTAGTAGGATCTAATCTTAAGAATGCACCTTTAATTGTTCGAGCAGCATGACCTGATCCTGGGTACGTAGCATCAGAATCATAAGCAGCTTCTAAATTATCTGGCTCAGCTGAATCAAATAAGATTCCATTTGGTCCACCTGTCATACCTGTGAAAAGCAATCCTTCAAGAAGATTACCATTATTAAGATAGAACATACTAAGAGCAGAATCATATCCTGTTGCAGGAGCAATTTCAGTATTACGTAATCCTTGACCTCTAATAGAAACCATAGGAGGAACTGTCATTGGAAGAATTTCTTCGTATTTTCCTTCAGAAATTTCTAAGTGAGCTGCAGAATCGTCAGTAGTATTAGCATTAATATAATTTAATGCAAACCGTATGGTTTTAAATGGTGCGTTTTTAGATCTACCGTGATTAGAATCATCCGTTCCTTGATCTTTCGAAACAAAGAAATTATTTAATGCATCATCAGGCCAAGATAGTTCATAAGCTCCTGCTGCACTATTAACAGCAATTACCTTACCTACATCACCAGCAGCAATTGTTGGAAATCCAGTTGAAGCATCCCCAGCAGCAAATATTGAAAACTTACCTGCAGCCAAATCATTTGCAAAGTTTCCAGTTGAAGTATAATCACTATCTACAATATATGCAGATGTGCTTGATGTAACAATATCATCTTTATTATAATTAGCTGCGCCAGCATATGCGCCTCTAAATCGAATTCCTGAGTTAAATTTTGTCCAATATCCAGAAGTTTCATTTGCTTTAAAGGTTGTTGAAGCATGAGATGTTACTGCAATATATGAATTACCACCATGTCTTACAACATCATCAACTTGATAAGCAGTTGATGTTGCCCAATCGCCTTTAAATTTAAATCCCGGAACAATTTTTGTCCAGTATGTGGCATTAGTAGGTGGCTCAAGGTTTTTACCTGATGAAATAGATTTCCATAAACTTCCACCAAATCTTACAGTTGTTCCTGGTGCATATACTTTTGTTGAACTCCAATCGCTATCAAATTGAAATCCGGAAACTACTACTTTATAATTAGCATCTGAATCTGCATTAGGTGCTGTGCCTGATATTGCAACTCTTGCTCTATAAAGATTACCACCTCTACTTACAAGATCATTAGGAAAGTATGATGAAGAAGAATCGAATCCACCTCTAAATTGTGTACCGCCTACGTAAAGATCCCAATGTGCTGTGCTAGTTGGTATATTTCCTGTGGTTTCTGTTTTTGCTTTATAAAGATTTGCACCATAAGCAACTACATGATCTTTCTTATATGCGGTTGCATTATTATAAACGGCTTGATAGGAAATACCTTCGACAAATTGATCCCAATATGTAGCATTACTTGGAAGATTTCCGGCTGTATCACCTTTTGCAATATAGGTTGATCCTCCATATCTAACAATATCGTTTTTCTGATAAGATGAATCGGTCCCGTAATCGCCTTCCCACTGAATACCATCTGCAAAGGTTGACCAATATGAATCTCTTCCAGTTGGTTTAATATTCGTACTTTGTTTTACTGCTACAAAAACTTTACCACCGTATGCTACACCGTCACCAATATTAAATGTTGAAGTAGAATCCCATCTTCCGTCAAATGAGAATCCCTCAATCATCAACCTCCAATAGGTTGTATTAGTGGGAGCATTTCCGCTAGTTTTAAGTGAGTAAATGTAGACATAGACGTTACCGCCATATTTAACTACATCGTTTTGTTCGTAGGTTGTACTATTTGCGTATTGACCGGCAAAATAGAACCTAAGTTTTCCTAAATCGATTACTTGTGTCATAGAATAACCATCTCCAGATGTCCTGTGTTAGTGTTCATTCGAAACGTAATTGCATCTTTAGCCCAAAAATACTGTCTATATCCATCGGGATCTTTAGCATACGCTGAGTCTGGAAGGACGATTGGACTACTGTCATTTGATTTCATAACATCTACAGACAAATTACTTGTTGAATCTGTTCTTAAACCATAAAAGGTTTTATCGTGTATATTGTCAATAGTATCTAAACTTTTATGTATAGCAATCATTAGGTTAAAACGTCCTGTGTTACTGTGGCTATTACGGTAAATGCATTATCAGCCGTTGAACTCACCTTGATTAAATCGCCATTAGTCAAGGAAAGCTTAGTTCCCATTAACAAATCCTCTGTTTTATTAGCATCAATTCTTTTATCATATGCAATATAATATTCTGTAGCACTTCTCACTAACTTAACAGTCACCCCTAAAGTAGAACCATAAATGTTCGTGGCAATCACACCTATTAAAAGATGAGTTCCAACTGGAGCCGTATATATTGTTGCTTCTGTAGTCCCAGCATTTGCTGTTAGACCTTGTTGAAAACTGGCTGCCATATCATATCCACTTAAGGTATTTTACTTTATTTATATAATTTTTCTTTTTCATTCTTATTTATAATCCAATAAATGCTAATAACTTAGCTGTATTTCCTACCCCTGCTGCAGCCGTCGCAAGCTGTTGAACTCCTGCTTGTTTAAGAGTATTATCAGTTGCATCTAAAATAAGAATCTTATCTGAGTCAGTAGATAATGTTCCAGCGGTTGCTTTACTGGTAAAAAAGGCAGAAGTGACTTTAAACTTATTAGAAGAGTCATATGTTAATTCGCCTAAGCTAGCTCCATTATCTTCAAGATGCTGAAAAAACTCAGAATCATTTTGACCTTTATATGTTAACCTTCCTGTAGAAGCAACATACGTAAGTCTTCCATCACCTCCTGAATCAATAACTGTTAGTGCATTTCTTGCTCTAGTGTCTGTATAGTATTTATTCGTAGTTCCTTCGGATAATGAATCTGTTGTTCTTTTTCCGAAAACAGTATTGACTCTTGACTCTGTAAAATATAGGTTATTACTTCCTTCAGATAAAGAATCTGTAGAGGTTAAGTTAAAGTCAGAATCAAATCTGGCTTTATTATAAGTTGCTGCAGGTGAAAATGTAAATTGGCCAGATGCACTATCATACGTGAATCCTGTTCCTGTTGCAGAAAATAAAGATTTTATTTCAGTGGAAGTAACACCTTTGTATTGTAATAATCCTGCAGTTTGATTATAATTAAGATGTCCATATCCTCCAGAATCTACAACTGTAAGCGCATGTCTTGCGTCTGAATCATTAAATTGTTGAGCGGCTGCTATTCTTATTTCACCAGAAGCATCGTCATAAGTAGCAGTTATATTAGTATGATTAGAATGAACAAACGAAGGACCTAAAGCATCTTGTGCTCTTTCAACTGTAAAGTATTGATTAGTTCCTTCAACTAAATCTGTAGTTGTGAATGGGCCTAAAGTTATACTATCAGCAAATGTTGTACCTGCTGATGTTGTGATTTCTAATTTTCCGCTAGAAGAATCATATGTTAACCCAGTTACACCAGCAACTGCCAATGTACTAATGCTATCAACAATACCTCGTCCATCAACTTTTATGATAGGTATTAAAGAACTTGATCCATACGTACCTGGGATAACAGTCGTATCTGCTAATCCAAATTTACCAGTTGCACTATCATAAGATAATGTAGAATCAGTAGAAAAGTGTGCTCTTGCTTCAGCAGCACTTACACCAACAAATGTGAATACGCCTGTTCCATTATTATAACTTAATGATCCATCACCGGTTGTGTCATTTACACTTACAGCAGCTCTTGCTCGAGCATCAGTATAATACTGATTTGTAGATCCTTCTGAAAGCGAATCAGTTGTTCTTTTACCGAATACTGTATTAACTCTTGTTTCAGTATAATATTGATTTGTAGATCCTTCTGATAAAGCATCAGTAGTGTGATTTGAAATATCACTTACTTGACCAGTAACGTTACCTGTAACATTACCATAAAAACTATCCGCTTGAATATTTCTATTAAATACAAATCTTTTATCAGCATGCGAGTAAGTAAACGCTGGCTTATTAGTGATATTAGATCCACCAACTGTAATACCTGCGCCATGTAATGCTGAACTATCAGCTGCGCTATCGGCAAGTATAATATTCTTATCATTAATACTTACAGCTGTAGAATTAATAACTGTTTGAGAACCTTCAACTTGTAAGTTACCTAGGATCTTAACTGTTCCAGTGTTATCGCCTACTGCGGCTGGATCAATAATGAATTCTGCAGGACCTCTTACTTGATTAAATGTAACATTACTATTTGAATCAAGTGCTTGATTTGTAGTAAATTGTCCTGTTCCAGCATCATAAGTTAAACTTGCACCAGCACTAAAATGTGCTCTTACTTCGGAAGCACTAGGACCAGTGTATGTTATAACACCTGAAGTATTATTATAAGAAAGACTTCCATCACCGCCAACATCATTAACAGAAATATGAAGTCGTGCTTCTGCAGCACTAGGTCCAGTGTATGATACGATTCCAGTTCCGCTATCATATGAAAGAGAACCATCACCCCCATTGTCTGTAACAGAAATTGACTGCCGCGCGCGGGCGGTAGTAAAATATAGATTGCTTCCTTCTGGTAATTGACCAGTGTTTGCTAATCCTAAATCAGAATCAAAGTTTGCTTTTGTATAAACAGATTCAACATCAAATGAAAACTTACCAGTAGAAGAATCATAAGTAAGATCACCGCCTGCACTAAAATGTTCTCTAACATTTGCAGGAGTAATAGAACTTGTGAGTGTTCCACTAACAATTAAGTTACCTTTTACTTTAAGATCAGAATCAACTGTTAGCCCATCTTTAATATGAGCAGAATCTTCAACAACAAGAGTACTATTTAATGTGGTAGCTTGTTTAACATAAAGCGTTCCATTGATAACTGAATTAGAGTCAACAATAAAATCGCCTTTAATTCTAACGCCGGAATCTGTTGTAGTAAATCTTTCAACGCCATTAGAATGATAAAGTTGTACTCCACCCGAATCACTGGCATTAATAATAAGTGAACCATTGCTATCTGATTTTACAACAAGAGATTGACCGTCATTAGGTAAAATATTAATATTGCCTGACTTATTTCGTAGTTCGAAATCGCCAGCAGATTCTTTTATGGTAGTAGAAGAATCTTTAAAACTAATATGTTGAGCAGTTGGAAGTTTTAAGCCTCTATGATAAATGTCTCTACGATCTGTCCTTGCAAAATCGGAGTCATTAAAGCTAAACTTACCTTTGGTAGAATCGTAAGTAAGATCATTATTTTGTGAGAAAGCACTATAATGTTGTCTTATTTGTGTCGCAGTTGGACCAGTGTATGTAAATACACCTCCACCCGCAGAATCAAATACTAAGGTACCACCAACATTAGATACATTGGTTATACTTAAATTTTCGGCAATTGCTGTTTTGATTGGGACATTTTTCCACTTACCAGCAGTGGAATCATATCTTAAAAAATCACCGTCACTTCTATTGACAACACCATCGACATCTCCTAACGTCGATATAAGACCAGTCGCAGCAATATTTTGTGTTTGAGGTACGCCGACGACAATTTTTTTGACAATAGTCTTGTCGCCTACTATAACCTTTGTTGCCATTAAATAACTCCTAAGGTGTGACTTGTGGTTTTACCGTTACTATACCTTCAAGAATTCTTTCAATTATGGAATTATTATTGCTATCAAGCTTTGTTAACTCTACATCATAAACATATCTTCCTGCAGGCATATTAGTGGTATTGGTTTGTATATTAGTCAAAGCTAAATTAACCTTTCCCGCCGTAGAAGGAGATGTAACAGTTGCAGTAAACAAAGTCGCATCTGAATCTTTTGTGTTATATGTCTTTTTTATTCCTGATTTAACGGTATATCCAGTCAAGTTTTTTATGGTACCTGTAGTGTCTGTTAGTTCTAAATTAACAGATACGTTTGTACCTTGATCTATTTGTAATTCTTCGTATTGTGCCATGACCTATCTCTGAATAAAGTTCCTTCTGATCTATTTATAATCCTACGACCATGTACCTGTCATATCTTTCAAAAGACATTGTTTCATTATATAATACTTTTCTTAATGGCAAACTTTTTACAAAATCTTCATTTTTTCCTTTACAATTGATGTGTTCTGGTATATAATAGTTATTAGATTGAAGTATTATTAAAGTTCCAAGTTCTCTTAAAGAAAGGAAATTACGAAGAACCTCATCTGATACGTGTTCACACGATGTACATATAATTATATTATGACTTCTGGTATCACGATGCCCAAAGTCTTCTATTGCTTTATGCTTAAATGTGATATCTTTATCATAAAGCATCCTACCAAACTTAGCACACATAGGATCTACATCAATTGATGTAACTTTAGCATCAAACCTTTTACGAATCATTTGTGCTAATAACCCAAACCACCCAGCAAGTACTAAAACATTAGGGTCATCTATAGCGTGTATGTAACTTTCAAGTTCATCACACACCCATTTTTTACTTTCAAGTTGCTCATTTGTAAGATGTCTAATTAATGGTCTTACATGATCAGGACTTGCTTCGCTACTATAATCAATTACATCTAGCAAATTATGATAATTATAAAGCATGATAAATACATCCATGAAAAGAATTATATACAGTCTATACATTGATATTCCACAAAAAATGTTGGACTACCAACCGCCATATTCTGGTGATACTCTTCCCAAAACAGAAAGAACTAAACTTCTATTTCAAGAGTGGTCACCTTGGCTTACAAAGGCACATCAACGATATGCTAATAAAATAGGCGTTGACTATAAACTATTTATAGCTGATCAAAAGTACTTAGATTATCAAGCATGGTTTCAAGATAAATATCCTCAGATAACTGGATATAATATAGTAAACTTTTATAAGTTACATTTGTTATATGAGTTAGCTGAAGAATATGATGAGATTCTTTATCTAGATTTTGATGCTGTTCCAGTAACTACTGACAATTTCTTTGATGCTTGGAATCTAAATGATGGAGTGGCCATAAAGACAAGTACAGATAGAGCTGTTCAATTTTTAGAACATATATTATTTGATGAAAGACAAAGAAAAAAGTTCGGTAAAGCCTCTAATAGATCTCCTACAGCAAAGTATTGGAATCAAAGAGCCATGGTTTTATACGATGGAATTGATGGTGATTACTCACAGGTGTTTAACACTGGAATCATAGGAATAAATAGAGAACATCTGAACCGTCTTAATTATTTTGATGACTTTGATTATGTTATGAATATGATGGACGAGTTGAAAGAAGATGATAATGGGATGTGGCCTGATTATGTGAGGTCAATGTTTGGTTGGGATAATGAAACTATTTGGGGATATAAGACAATGCTCAATAAAGTTCCTACTCAACTACTAGATAATGATTGGCATATGTTTTTTGATAAGACTGGTCATATTCAAAAAGAGGCCAAAATAATACATATCGTGAATAAGAGGTTTAACTTTGTCGAATCATGGTGCAAAGAGAATAATATACAGCATCTATACGAATGATCTCAAGGAGCATTCGTCTGCACCTGATGATAAGAGATCAAAGTATGAAGCATATAAAGAACATCTGGAATCTTTACAGAAAGTATATGCTGAAAAATGCAAGGCTGATTATATCTTAATCAATACAGAGATACGAGATTATGTAGACGTTAACTTGGAAAAGCTCATTGCTTTACAAGACTTTGTGAAAGAAGGATACGATGAAGTATGCTATCTTGATTTTGATGTGGTTCCTAACACACATAAAAATGTATTTGAGGAATTAGATCTCAGCAAGATTAATGCTCTATCATTAGAAAGAAATTATGTTGGTCAGGTAAGAGGTGAAAGATTACAATTCTTATTTGACAATGATGCATTTGATGAGAGGAACGTGTATGTTAAAACTTGCGCAAAGAATGCAATGCTACAGCTGGAAGATAAAGACACAAGTCCTATCCTGTACAATACGGGAGTAGTGACAGCAGGAAAGGAAGTCATAAAGAATTTGTCTTTTGAAGAAAGACTACAAGAATGTAAGGATACATTGGATAAAGCAAAAGAAGATAGCCTGTATCCTGAAGAGATTTCAAAATATTTTTGTTATAACAACGAAGTGTTCATAACATATATTGTTGAAAAGTATGGTGTGCCTCATCGCGATACAGGAGATGCATGGAATTATATACTGGACAAGAGAAGGCCGGGTATGCCGGATCATACCGTGATTGCACATTTAATTCACCACGTAAATAAAAATTTTGAGTATAGTTTTGGTTAGATTAATTAGAGAAAACGAATTAGAAATTCTTAAGAACGACCCTGTTAGACCACATTTGGAAAAGCTAGGTTCTGGAAAACAAGTATATGTGCTTGATGATTTATCAGCAGTTATTTGTGTATGTCATTGTAAAGAAGTCCCAACTAGCGAAGAGGAACTAGAACTTTATAGAATAGAAGATTCTCCTTGTATAGGAGTTTGCACGCTTGACGAAAATGATGTTTGTATTGGGTGTGGTAGAACAATGAATGAAATACGGGAACGGTTTACCGAAAGATCTATTGTGATAGCATATACAGTATGGAGCAATAAACCTGGCGCCGGAAGAACTATTGTTAATGAATTAGCAGCTTTAGCAAAAGAAACAATTTCTATAAAAAGACTTGTAACTTTAAGTCCACTAACTGAAATGGCTACTAAATTTCATACTAGAAATGGTGCAAAGCTTATTAACAAATCTGAAACTTGCCAAAATTTCGAGTACAGCCTTGACTAGAATTATATTAGTACGAACCGGTGCTAAGTATGATGTTTGGTATGAGAATAGAATCAAGCATATGATTGATACATATTC